TTTAGATATTCGACTAAACTAGCGCCTAACTTATATACCTTACTTACCGTGAACCTGTTTGTTTTTAGATTTGCTAGCAACAAAGATGAAAACTAACATTACTCAAGTTCAAGGACCCGACCCAACGTTTTCGTTCTCTCTCCGTGATCCACCATCACGACTGAACCCAATCGTTATTAGAGCCCTCGAGCAACATTGTAATCAAGCCGACCTCGACGAGATCCTTTCTTACAGAAGATCTACCGTGACAGCTGAAGCCTTAACCCAAGACTTCTTCCGATGCGAACGTCCTGAATTCAAAATTCAAAGAGATGCGACTTACCTACAAGCCTTAAGCATTACTACAAATATAATGAGACCAAGATACCCTATTAAGCTAGTGAAATACAGCGACCTTAGAGTATACCCATGGACATTGAATACATCTGCAGAAGAACCTTTTACCCGCGATCATCGTTGGAAGAAGCGTATCCACTCATCCTTCCTATCTGGGAGTTTAGAGTCAGAAAAACTCAATTTTCACAATCTATACAATGTTATATTCAATTATAACGACAAGATTATTAAAACTATCATGTCTGGACATCGTGAAGAAAACCGATTTCTTTACAACCGTACCGCTCATGCTAGATCACACCTTGTTAGTGTAGACGAACCTGACAAAGTCAGAATGGTATTTGGCGTTCCAAAACTACATCTCTTTACCGAGTGTATGCTACTTTGGGATTACATGCGACAACTACGTCAATACGATAACCCTCACATCCTGTGGGGATACGAAATGCTAAATGGAGGCATGCTCAGACTTAATTCTGAACTTGCGATCTCCCAAGCTCGTACTTATCTTTGTTTTGACTACTCAAAATTTGATAAAACACTATTATTCGAAATGATAGATGACGTTCATCAAATTTACAAGTCGTATTATGACACATCGTTAACTTACTTTCCTAATAAAATAGATGGAGAAACAGTTCATTATTCTCAGCAAGAATTTGACAATCTCTTCAATTTTATGAATGAAGTAACTAAACATGCGCCTAACCGTATGCCTGATGGATCCACTTATGTTCTACATTTTAATGGTCTACCATCCGGACTACTACAGACCCAGCTCACTGATTCAATGTGTAATTTAGTTATTACAATTTGTATCTTAACAGAGCTCGGAGTTTACTCTCCATCCACAATCATCAAAGTGCTTGGTGACGATTCCATTATTGGACTTGAAACGTTTATCCCAGTTGACAAACATAACGAGTTCTTCAATGATTACGCCGCTATCGCAAAGAGAAGATTTAACATGGAAGTGTCCCCCCTCGAGAAGAAATCTATTATGACCAACAACCTTAACGAAATTTACGTTTTAGGGTATTATAATAATAATGGTTTCCCAACCCGAAAGAGACTCCCGCTACTCGCAGCCCTCGTGCATCGCGAACGCCCGTTTACTTATTCAGAGTTACGTGGTATGGCGATTGGTATAGCTTTTGCATCTGCAGGCTACGACCAAACTGTTTATGACGTGTGTCGTACTATTTTCTATTCCGCTGAGAAGCATGGATTCGAGATTAATAGTAAAGCATTCGAACGTGATTCAGTTATTAGAGACGTCTTAGGTCTAACACCTCAAGATTTCGATCACTTCCCCACTATGGAAGAGATTTCCCACCGTTTATTCACTTATCCATCCAAAGATTTATCAAGGATATGGAAAGAAGAATATTTTATTTCGGACGATCTAAATAAATAATTAGTTTACTAATTTCCCAAACATGTCTCCTTAATCCTGTTGACTTTAACACTTTCACCCTATTAAAATTCATGTTTGACCAAGTTTCCAATGGACTCTTGTCTTCTAAAGATAGTTCAAACTATTGAAAATTCAATGAGTAATACCTATAATGGGCAAAACGACGGACTCACCGTGCCGGACGCCAGGACTAGGCCTCTCCAGAGGAAACGGGTTTAAGGCTGTAGGAATTACGACCTACCAAGTTGATTGTGAATAATCCATACGGAGATAATTGCATGATACGGTTCAAGCT